CCATCAAGGCTAAGATCTGGCAGTTCTTCGCCCATCGGGGTTTCTAAAAGGGACACTTCGGTAGAAGAGTCACTGCCATCTTCCGCGCGGAAACGTGCGTGTTGTTCTTCGTGTGGGAAGTGGATGACGGTGAAACGCCGGAGTATCGGTTCAAGGTCTTCCGAGTTTAGGAAGCATTGTTGTGGAGTGTAGTTGCTGAGTACGATGATTTTCTTCGGACGTAACTTATGTAGTGTACCACCCTTCATCTCGCCTGAGAAAGTGTAGCGATCCGCCCATCTTTTTAGTGCCGATGCAGTGCAGTCGTTTTTGGGACTCCATTCTTCGATTGCAACGATCTCCTGGTATTTGTAGCCGTCCCACCACTTGTTGAGCGCTTTCGGGAAGTGATCTGGATACAGTTCCCAAAGAAGTCGAGATTTCCCACTTCCGGTAGGGCCCACCCACCACTCGTGTTCGAGAGTTCCGTCGATCGTGCTAGTGTTGGGTTCGTAGAGGGAGGCAAGTCGATTTCCGTGTAGGATGTAGATTTGTGGATCTTCCTCTTCCAATTCTCCCAGTCTTCCTTCTTTTCCTTTTTGTGCTGCGTTAGCCCATCTTGCTTTTTGTCCTTCTCCTCCTTTCTTGTTTCTTTGTTCTTTCGCCATTGGCTTGTCTCCGTGTTCGTAGTAGTACGTTCCTTCTTTACGGCAGTAGACGTAGCTGTCGTCTGCTGTGCCTCTGGCAGGTTTGACCCAATTCTTCCGGAACAGTCGTGCGACGGATTTTTGGTGTTTTGCGTTGTGGAAGTATACATATCCTTGGAGATGTGGAGTCCCAGTGCTTGGTGCTGTTTCTTTTCCGTATAGTAGGTATCGTGCTGTGTCTTTGATTGTTGTTTGGATGTATTCTTCATCTTCTTCCGTGTAGTTGTTCCAAGTAAACACGTATGCGCGATATTTACTTGCGAGGTCCATGGTGAATTGAAGAATGATCCCCTTTGGCTGTAAGCTCTTAGTCTCGTGGGTTGGCACAGCAAGTGCCCCCCCACTATATTACCTAAGAGCTACTGTGCTGTGCCAAGTTGAAGTTGGGGAAGTATCTGAACTTATTTTTAAGGAAGAGCCAACGTAAACATTGCACATCACTTTTCTTTTTTCCTGTTCTCGAATACCCGGTATTTGATTATGGCTTATCGTCGTTCTCGTGTAAACATCCGTCGCCCTTATAGGCGTCGACGTGCAACCACGACTCGTCGTTTAAGTTATTCTCGTTCCCGTCCCGTTTATTCGCGTACTCGGTATGCTTCCTCTCGCCGTCCATATCGCCGCCGGGCTAGTACTCTTCGCCGTCGCCCTCAGGCTTGTTCGTGTCCTGGAGAGATGTCACCCGGTGACAAGTTTGTGATGATTCAGGGTGATCCTTTCGATACCAAATATTTTGGCGCGAAAATCCCCGATTCGTCGACAATTCCTTCGATTCCTACTCCAGTGCAGTACAATCAGACTATGTCGATTGCACCAGCTGCTGCTCCGAGCATGTCTCATGCCTGGGCTTTTTATCCGGCAGTTCGTAACTCGTTCATAACAGCCGTAGGTACCGGTCCTAGTGCTTGGACATGGACTGGTGCTGCTCTTGCAGATGCTCAGCAGGTCACCGCTTTCCGACAACAGTTTGAAGCGTATCGACCTACTGCTCATGGCATTCGTTTGAGTTGTCCGTTTGCTCCTACCACCACTACTGGTTTTGTTCATATTGCTATTGCAACTGAAACAATCTTTAATGCTGCTGGCAATCCTGCCGCGCAGTATACCAATCTTGCAAGTTCTCTTGCTGATATGAGTGGATACACTTTTTATAAACGTGTGACCCTTGCGTCTTTGACGCAGAGTCCTATCACGCTTATTAATAAGTGGACTGACGAAACTGCGTTTCGTTATCAATCACCTTCTGCCTCAGAAGCTATTGATGCAAATGGTACTGCTCTCACGTTTCATATTCCATGGTCGTGGGGTGCTTTGTTAGTCGCTGTTGAGGGTGCTAGTACAGTCAACACTGTTGGTACTGCTCTTGCACCTCTTCAGGCGGAGGTTGTCATTCATACGGAATGTATTCCGGATAAAGCTAGTACTTTGCTAGGTTCAACTGCCGCTGCTTATAACAGCGGTGTATTGAATGCAGTATCGCAGGCAGTTGCTCAAACTGACTTTGCTCATACTGAAGATCAACAAGATACAACTGTGAACAGTTATGTTCAAGAAGTTGCGAATGCAATTGGTACGTCGTCCAATGAAATTCAGAATCTTGCTAGCTCCGTGCTTCGCACTGGCTTACGGTATGGGGCTCGCGCCGCTTACGACTATGCCACCGGTGGCTACGGAGTTGGCGGTGTGAATAACAACCCTAACCGTTTAGCTATTATGTAGTTCCTTCTTCTCGTTCGCCCCCATCTGCAAAGAATTTTGCTTCTATTAGCCAGACTTTGCGTAATGCAAAGGCTAGGGCTAGTGGTCGCGCAGCTCGTCACGATCAATTCCGTCTTAATAGAGCTGGTATGGATGCTGCAAATATGCGTTTGCCTCCACCCGGCCCTGACGAGGATTATCTGATGGAGATGGAGGTGGAACCTTTGTATAATTAGTGTAGTGTCCCTTTTAATTTTATTCAATAAAATGAAAGGACCCGAAGGGTTCTTTTTATTTTACTCTATCTTATTCTTTACTTTTTAAATGAAGCGAGTTGGCGAAGCCAAATGAGCGTAATGTATTGTATGTAGTTAGTATGTAGTATGTAGTATAGAGTAGTTTAGTTTTCTTCTGTGTGGGGTACCCAGTTTTGGGTATCCCTGTTCCATATCATGTGTTGACCTGGAGCTAGTGGAATGTTGTTCCATGGAGTGGGTTCCACTTCATCTTCAGGTTGTTCTTCTTCTTCTTCTTCTTCTGTAGTGTCACCAGCCAAGTCGATGACTTCATCGGCTGCCAGTTCTTCGTCGGACACATTCCATACAGCAACTCGTTGATTGCATGTCTCTGCAGCGCATATGATTCGCTGTCGTATCGCATTCTTGTGCATGGAAATGTAGTCCACTCCAAGACTGTGTTCCAGGTTGGTGTCTACGACCAAGTCGATAGCATCGAAGAGGTCGTCTATGTTCGTAGTTAGTTGGTCGATGAGATGGTCTCGATGATGCTGGATAGCAGTCTTGCGCCGCATCGATCGTCCCATCATTCGAGCCACTTGGATCATTTCGCTGTTCTCAGCGTGTACTCGTGCTGTTTCTTCTCGAGCACGTTTGTAGTGCTTGATTGCGTTGTGAGTAGCTGCTTGTGCAGCTGCTGTCTGTTCTTGCGCTTTCTCCATACTGGTCTTGTAATGCATCATCATTTCGAAGAGCACTGTATTGGAGGATGCTTGTGTCGGTGTCGGAGTAGTCATGGTTACTGTGTGGGGTACGCGGTAGATTGAGAAGTGAGTGAGGTTACACTCACCTCTCATAACCCGTACACTTTCTATCCACTCGTCCCCTAGTAGTAAGGGGAGGACGGTATTGTATAGCGTCCACTATAGTATAGAGTATGTAAGTCATATCCATACTATATAAGAGTTTGTATATATACGTACGTGGTCCACACAACGTATAACGTATACTTCAACGTATAGAACCTAACCCTAGAGAACATCGCGCAGGGTTAAGGCAAACACGGTTTTAATGACTATCTATTAAGGCTCCCCTTAGGGTCGGCGCGTAGCGCCACCCGGGGGGCAGACGGCCGCCGAGCGAAGCGAGTCGCCGCCGTCGGGGGCACACCCCAGGCCGACGGCAGGTCGGCCCGATTACTTAAGTTTGTGGTCGTAAGGTTAATGGATTATCTATTTATGTAGCAATGAAACGTGCCGGATGAGGCACAAGTGAAGCCAGCTTATTGGTCGCCCCAGAAGTCTCCATCAAGGCTAAGATCTGGCAGTTCTTCGCCCATCGGGGTTTCTAAAAGGGACACTTCGGTAGAAGAGTCACTGCCATCTTCCGCGCGGAAACGTGCGCGTTGTTGTTGTTCAGGGAAGTGGATGATGGTAAAGCGTCGGAGTATTGGTTCCATGTCTTCGGAGTTCAGAAAACATTGTTGCGGCGTGTAATTGCTGAGTACGATGATCTTCTTCGGACGTAATTTATGAAGCGTGCCACCCTTAACCTCACCGGGGAAAGGGTAGCGGTCCGCCCATCTTTTCAGTGCCGATGCTGTGCAGTCGTTTTTGGGACTCCATTCTTCGATTGCAACGATCTCCTGATGTTTGTATCCATCCCACCACTTGTTGAGCGCTTTCGGGAAATGGTTTGGGTACAGTTCCCAAAGAAGTCGAGATTTCCCTGTTCCGGTAGGACCCACCCACCACTCATGTTCGAGAGATCCGTCGATCGGACTAGTGTCGGGTTGATGGAGGGAGGCGAGCCGAGTTCCATATTGAAGAAAGAGATGCGGGTCGCTTTCTTTGATTTCTTCTGTCTTTCCTTCTTCAGCGAGCTTGATAGCGCTGATGTATCTTTCTTTGTTTGCTTGTCCTCCTTTGTGATTTCTTTCTTCTGCTGACATAGGTCGATTTCCGTATTCAACGAAGTCTCCATCTTTACTGCAGTAAACGTAGCTTTGGTCTGCAGTTCCGTTAGCTTTGATGAGCTTTGCTCTCGGTAGGAATTTTGACACTGATCGTCGTTGACGTGCGTTGTCGAAGTAGATGTAGCCTTGTAGGTGAGGTGTTCCAGTTTCTGGTGCCACTTCCCTTCCGTAGATTACGTATCGAGCGTGTAGAGCGAGTTTTTCTTTTATGTCTTTTTGATCTTCTTCAGTGTAGTTGTTGAGTGTGAAACACCAACCACGGCTTTTGCCTTTGTATTCTTCGGTCATTGTTGCTTGGCAGCGCAGATTGAAGAATGAGGAGGCTCTTAGGCAGGTGGAACCGACACAGCGGGTCGTATTCCACGTTATTACCTAAGAGCCTCTGTGTGGCCGGCCAAGTTGAAGTTGGGGAAGTATCTGAACTTATTTTAAGGAAGAGCCAATCAACGGCCGCCATCACTTTCGCCTTTAGGCTTCCCGCCTTTAGGCTCACTTTCCTTTTTTCCTGGTCTCGAATACCCGGTATTTGATCATGGCTTATCGTCGTTCTCGTGTAAACATCCGTCGCCCGTACAGGCGTCGACGTGCAACCACGACTCGTCGGTCAGCTTATCCCCGTTATTCCCGTTACTCGCGTACCCGGTATGCTCCCTCTCGCCGTCCATATCGCCGCCGGGCTAGTACTCTTCGCCGTCGCCCTCAGGCTTGTGCGTGTCCTGGAGAGATGTCCCCGGGGGACAAGTTTGTGATGTTACAGGGTGATCCTTTCGATACCAAATATTTTGGCGCGAAAATCCCCGATTCATCTACAATACCATCTATTCCTACGCCAGTGCAGTACAATCAGACGATGTCGATTGCACCAGCTGCTGCGCCGAGCATGGCACATGCGTGGGCTTTCTATCCTTCTGTAGCTAGTTCATTTATTACGGCAGTTGGTACCGGTCCTAGTGCTTGGACTTGGACTGGTGCTGCGGTGCAGAATGCTCAGCAGTATACTGCCTTTCGTCAGCAGTTTGAAGCTTTTCGTCCAACGGCGCACGCAGTTCGCCTTAGTTGTCCGTTTGCTCCAACTACTACGACTGGTTTTGTTCATATTGCGGTAGCAACTGAAACAGTCTATGATAATTCTGGTGCTGTTGTTGCTCAGTTTACGAATTTAGCCAATTCGTTGGCTGATATGAGTGGCTATACGTTTTATAAACGTGTGACTTTGGCGTCGTTGACGCAGAGTCCTGTTACTCTTATCAATAAGTGGACTGATGAAACTGCTTTCCGCTACCAGGCACCTGTTGCTACGGAGTCAACTAGTACTGCTGGTGCCTTGACGTTCCACATTCCTTGGTCATGGGGTACGTTGCTTATTGCTGTTGAGGGTGCTAGCACCAACAACACAGTGGGCGCATCCCTTGCGCCTCTTCAAGCTGAAGTGGTGATTCATACGGAATGTATTCCGGATAAGGCTAGTACTCTTCTTGGTTCAACCGCCGCTGCGTATAACAGTGGCGTATTGAATGCCGTGTCGCAAGCAGTTGCTCAAACTGATTTTGCACACACCGAAGAGCAACAAGATACGACAGTTCGAAGTTATGCTCAAGAAGTTGCTAATGCAATTGGTACGTCTACTAGTGAAGTCAACAATTTGATGAGTGAGCTTGGTGGTGCCTTGGGTCGTGGGGCTATTCGTTATGTCGCCGGCCGGTACGGACTAGGCGGCGTAAACGATAACCCTGACCGTCTTGCTATTATGTAGTTCCCGTTCGTAGTGCTCCTTCTGCTAAGAACTTTGCGTCGATTAGTAAAGTGCTTCGTGATGCGAAGGCTAAACTATCCGGTCGCGCAGCTCGTCAAGATTTAATCCGGATGAATCGAGCCGGTATGGATGCAGCAAACATGCGTTTGCCTCCACCCGGTCCTGATGAGGATTACTTGATGGAGATGGAAGTGGAGCCTCTTTATAATTAGTGTAGTGTCCCTTTTAATTTTATCCAATAAAATGAAAGGACCCGAAGGGTTCTTTTTATTTTACTCTATCTTATTCTTTTTACTTTTCTTTTTATTAAATGAAGCGAGTTGGCGAAGCCAAATGAGCGTAATGTCTTATCCTAGTATGTAGTATATAGTATAGAGTAGTTACCCTATCCTTATCTATGGAGAGGGACCCATTGGTTCAGGTCCCTATCCCAGATTGTTTCCTCGCCGGGAGGCTGTTCTTGTTCTTCTTCTTCTTCTTCTGTAGTGTCACCAGCCAAGTCGATGACTTCATCGGCTGCCAGTTCTTCGTCGGACACATTCCATACAGCAACTCGTTGATTGCAAGTCTCCGCGGCGCATATA